GCGTTGCGCTTGCTCCGTCCACTGATTCAGGTAGAGTTGCCTGAATGTGTTTTCGTATGCGGGAATCTCCTTCGCTTTCTTGCATTCCTCTCGGATAAATTCCAGCGAACAGAAGTCGCCGAGGGCCGGCATCACTTCGCGCCAGACGGCCTCGTCGGTCCAGTCGGCGTCTTGCCTTGCTTCGTACAGGATCGGAAGGAATCGCTGATCATCGATCACGCCATCGCGGACCTTGCGGGCATAGTCCCAGAGCTCCCAGCAGATCGAGGTCCGATCCCAACCGGCCGTCGTGATGTAGATGGTGAGCGGATCGAGCCGGGCCCCGAAGCCGGTCGTGAGGACGTCGTGCAGCTCCCGGTTGGGGAGGACGTGGACCTCGTCGAAGAGCACAACCGAGGGGCCCAGGCCGTGCTTGCGGGGAGCGTCGGACGATAGAGCCTCATAAAAGGAATCGGCTGGTTCATAGATAATTCGCTTGTAGCCGTCATAGACCTGGCAGACGCGGGCGAGGCTGGGATTATTGCGAACCATCGAGGCCGCGGCCCGGAAGATCAATGACGCCTGCGCCCGATCGCCGGATGCCGAGTAGAGATGCTGACCGCGCCGACCTGAGCCGAGGAGCAAGACGAGGAGGATCGCGGCGGCCAGCTCGGTCTTGCCCTGTTTCCGCGGCAGCGCCAGAAACGCCTTGCGATACTTGCGCCGGCCCCGATTGGCGGGGTCGGCCTGGAAGATGTCGCGGACGATCTTCTCTTGCCACGGGCGGAGCTTGAACGGTTGGCCGGCGAAGTCGCCGGTATGGGTGAGCGAATTGACCAGCTTGACCGCGAGGTCAGCCGACGACGTTGAGGACGTCGGACCAGGCGTCTTTTGTCGCGCCATCGGTTACCGGGAGTGAGAACTTGTTCGAAGCCGGGGATAATCCCAGCTCGTGAATGATCGCCTTCAGGCGCATCGTCGCCGAGTTGATGAGCCGGAAAGCGCCGTCGTCCATGTCGAGCTCGTCGACCAGGGTGATCATCGTGTTCGCGGCCCGAAGCACCGAGACGTTGATGGCGTACGCCTCCACCAGGATCGGGTCGGTGCATTCCAGCGTGCCCGCCTCGGTGAGCAGCCCCACCACATGATGCCAGGCCGACACCGCCTCATCGCTCAGATGCGCCGGAACCTCCCACCGGACCTTCGCCCCGGAAACCGTCCTGACCCGCTTCGGCTTCGGACCTCGCTTGGCCACGTTCCAACCCCAAAATAGGTGATTAAAAAATGTGCGCGCTTGGGCCGCGGTCTGGAAGAAAACGCCCCCAGCTAAAATGCCTCCCCCTCCCGTCTACCCCTTCCCCTGCATGCGTGCAGTGTGGTGGCGAGGAGAGTCACTCGGGTTCGTCGAAGTTCTCGCCGTCTTCAAGGTCATAGAGGCTGAGGAACTCACGCAGGTCGGCGAGTGGCACCATGATGACCTGGCCCGCGCGCGTGATCGTGATCTGGCCGTCCTCGACAGAGAACTCGGTGCCGCCATCAGTGGTGATCGTCAAGGGTCGTCTCCTGGCTATGGGTGGCATGCAGCTTGCTGTGGCAAGCGTGGCAGAGGCTGCGGTGGTTGCTCGGGTCGAGGGCCAGGTCGGGCGCCTCGGTCAGCTCCACCATATGATGGACGAGGGTTGCAGGCACGGCCAGGCCGAGCTGCTCACAGATCCAGCAGAGCGGGTGTTCTCGCAGGTGCATCAGCCTGGCCCGCTGCCAGGCCGTGCTGTTGTAGAACCGCTTCGACTCCTGGTCTCGCGCGAACCGATCGTACTCCTGGTGCCTGCTCATGCGGAGTGGTCGGTAGGAGGGGATGCGCTGGGGCATGGTGCTACAGGTGCCGTCGTCTGGCCAATGGTTCCTCGTCGGCCTGAGTCAACAGGCCCTGCATGATCTGTTGTGATGTCTCGCTCGCTTCCCGTGCCGCGGCCTCGGCCCGGCGGGCATAGATGACTGTGGCCCAGATATCGACGATCATCAGTATCAGCAGGAAGGTCGTCACTCGTCGATTTCCTCGTCAAGCAGCTCGAGGAATTCGCGAAGATCGGCAAGCGGAATCGTGCATTCCGGCTGATCGCTTCTCGTGATCGTGACCTGGTCGTCGTCCACGGTGAAGGTGGTTCCGCCATCGGTTGTAAGTTTCATCGTTCGGGAAGTCTCCTCAGAATCTCCCTGGTGATCTCGGCCTGGCCCTGGATGTGCCGCTCCCACCGTGCATCACGTTCGAGCACGTACGCCCGGTTCGCCGCCAGGTAATCGCTTAACAGGTTGATCCGCCAGAGGGCGTAGACACCGCCGAAGACGATCAGAGCCATTGCGGCGAAGTACACGACGAGAGCCCGCCGCGCCTCATCCATTCGGAGGACGTTTCGGAGAAAGCTGTGATTCGAGGTCGACGATTCGTCGCCTGGCATCAGCGAGCGCCCGACGCGTGACATTATGGTCTTCTTCCTCCGCCTCGAGTCGTTTCCGGCTCACATCATGGGCGATCATCCGGAGCCGATCCGTCACAGCCCAGACACTCGCGGCCACGCCCAGAGCGACGGGAACACCATCGGCGATCGTCATGGGTCAAGGCCCGCAAACAGTGGCATCGGTTCGGGCTTGCTGGCCCGTTCGACCCGTGCATGCGGCCGGCTGATGCGGCGTTCGGCTTGCTTCAGGTAATCGGCCGACAGGTCACACCCGATGTAATTCCTCTTCAACGCCAGCGCCACTACACCGGTCGTTCCAGACCCGTTAAATGGGTCCAAAACGGTTGCCGGAACGGGCTCGGCATCGTGAGAGCAGGTCGGACGCCAGCCGAGGGTTGAAACATTTTTGTTTAGACGTTTATCATGCTCTCGACCATTATGCATCACATGTTCGTCTGTTAATGTTTTATGCTGGTTTCCGACCATTCCACGATGCGCATCCGTATAGCTGGTTTCCGTCACCCGTTCCCACGGTGCCGAGCAAATCGGGCAAACCCCGCGCTGGCTGGTGCCGGCCTTGATGCACGGCATGACGAGCTTGCGCGGGAAGGTGGCGTAGTGCGCGCCTGGGTAGGCTTCGGTCGGAATTGTCCAGACGGAGCGGATGTTGCGACCGGCGGGGTTGTACTCCCGAGGCTTGATGCCAGCGAGTCCGAACCCGTTATTGACTTTGGCATCGATGTCTTTGGTCCCGCGTGATTCCAGCCGGCCCGTTGAGCGCCAGGGTTCTACGTGCGCTTCCCGAACCGCCTCCGCATCCCAGAAATATCGCTCGTTCTTGCTCAGCAGAAACACATATTCATGCGCCTTCGTCGGCCGATCCGTCGCGCGCTCGGGCATCGCGTTCGGCTTGCTCCACACAATATCGCTGCGTAGATACCAGCCATCGGCTTGCAGCGCGAACGCCACTCGCCAGGGGATGCCAACGAGGTCTTTGGGCTTGAGGCCGGTTGGCCGATGATACTGGCGTTTTTCTCCATTACCTTTGACGGACGCACTGTTAGTCATCCATTGGCCGGCTTTCTGATCATGCCGGCCTACTTCGCCGCTTGCATACGAATCCCCCAGGTTCACCCAGCATGTGCCATCGTCCCTGAGCACGCGCTTGACCTCGCGGAACACGGCCACGAGCTTCGCCACGAATTCCTCGGGCGTGGCTTCAAGACCGATCTGGCGATCGACGCGACGAGCACCGCATTTGCCGCAGATGTCGCGATATTGCTCCGTGTAGGCTTCATGGTACGTGTTGCTGTCGCCTATTCTCCTAGGATCTCCATTCGCTGGATAGCCAAGCCTGCTACTGCTCTGCGCTGTCGGTTGCTTTCGCTGGCAAACATGATCGCAAGCCTCATCGCCCCCCTCCCACGTCGCGGTGCCATAATCGCGAAGCGCAAAATAAGGCGGGCTCGTCACAGCGCAGTGCACCGATCCGTCCGCGAGCGGCAATCGCCGCGCGTCAGATTGCACGAGCAAGTGGCTCATGCGATTGGTACCGGCGGCGGAACATCGATGCACAAGTCTTCATGCACACTCTTCAGACATCTCTATCTTCAGCCATCGATCGGCCGTGGCAAGGAGCGCGGCCACGACCTCGGTGACGGTGATGTTGCCATTCTTCTGCTGCGCCCTACCGATTGCTTCGGTCAGCTCGGCCACGATCAGAGCCTGGCGGCGGCGTGATTCCATCTGGGCTTCGGAAATTTGGTATCTCATGCGATCGGCACCGCCGGCGGAACATCGATGCACAAGTCTTCATGCACACCCTGCACCCCGTAGGCTTCGCCGTACAGCGAGGCATTGAAGTGCGCCTCGGTGAACCAGCCGAAGCCGGCGTTACCCCAGTGCTTGCCCCAGCTCCCCACATGCCGGACCATCCAGCCGTGCCGCGGTGACTTCCTGATGCCGCCGCCCAGAAAGATCGCATGGTTCGCCCGGCCGTGCACCACACCCGGCACTCCCTCATCGTCGAGGTGCATCCAGGGATCGCCGACGCAGACCGACCCAACCACAGCTCGCCGCCTGGCCACGGCCGACAGGATCTGGAGAAAGGAGGTAAATTGCTCGCTGATCTCGAACCGGAACCGGGCCGCCTCCTGTAGCACGATGTTGGGCGGCGTCTTCACTGGAGGCACGCCGAACTGGGAGAGCATCAGACTCGACTCGATCAGGTTCGTCCCCGTGTTCTGGCCATCGGTGACTTTCAGGTACGGCCACATCGGATCGAGGGCAATGTAGCCCTGGCCGCTCTCATAGCGCCCGTAAAGCAGCGCCTGCGTTGAAGAAAAATAAGTACATGCGTTCCATTGTCCTTGATCGAGCACCGGCAGGCAGATCGGCCACTCGTCATATTCAATCAGAGCATGCTCGGGGATGATCTGGCCGGTCGTCCTGGGAATTGCCGCCATGAGGCTCGGGCAATGGAGCTGGGATGGCACCAGGCCGAGCACCCGTACCACGCGATCGGGGGTCGTGACAACGAGGCTCATGGGCCGCGAAACCCTTTGACCCACTGGATAACCGCATCCGCCGAGGCCGGCGACTTCAGCGACCCGATGATCGGCGACCCGCTTGGCCCATCCTCCTGCAAGAACACGATCGGCAGATCACCCGACTTGAAATAGCGATCGAATCCGAGGGTTGTCAATTGCGTCTGGCCTTCGACGTAGGAGCGGTAAGTCGTATCGATCCCGGTTGCCTTCACCTGGGCGAGCCCGTCTCGCACCGCCGCCGAGGCAGGGCTGGGATACTTCGGCTCGATGTAAGAAACCGTGAAATGCCCCGTATGAACAGGGGCAGCAGGTGCGATCGGGGCTGGTGCGGGAACCGGTGCCGGCGGTCCATCCGGCACCGGCGCCGGCGCCGGAATCGGCACCGGCGCCGGTGGGAGGGATCGATAGTAATAGGCGGC